GTTTCCCAGTCACGATCTGTACGGCGAGTTGCGCAGTAATCAGTTTTTCCTGAATTTCCTGTGGCAGCTCTTTTCCGCCGCGTGTCATCTTTACATATGGTTTTTCGAGACGCTGGCGGGTTTTAACGGCATGATCGGATTGAAAGCGACGAAGTTTGAACTTGATGTTGGGAAGAATTTCATACCAAGCACCATTTTCTTCAGCACTTTGATCAGTTTCAAACTGAGCCCAAATATTAAAGGCTTCACCAGTTTCTTTTTCAGCTTCGACGTTTTCTACGTGCGTTTCATCAGTCATTGGAGTTCTCTTTTAGGGATTGAGGGAAATAAGAGGGCAGTTAGGGAATAAGCAGCCGCATACTGCCGTGACAATTCGTCTAGCGGTGCTGGTAGTCGTTGGGTGGCCCGGAGACCACCCAATCATTCAGAGATGTGCTTACGCACAAGTTGGAAGAGTCGAGGAGAAGCGATCAACCATGAACATTGTATTCAGCTGTGGATCACGCTGTGCACTCCACTCCATTTCTTCAAGGATATCCTGATCGATTCCACCCGGAGCGATTGGATCGGACGTGATCTTAATCGCGGGAACCGTGAAGTAGTATTGTGAATTATCAACGTCCGTGAAATTCCATCCAATCGAAACCGTCTTATGATTGATGAAATCATTATAGAAGTCGAACGTTTCAAAGTAAGCCGTCAAAGAACCGGTCAGGACGAAACGACCGTAACCAATACCAGCCGGGAACTTCTCAGATACTGCACGCTGCTCACGCAAGCCTGCTTCACCAGAGATTTCGATTGACTGAATAGCGGTCGTTAGCGTGACGCCATCCTTTTCAATGGTCCCGACGTTAGCCGTTGCGTTGAAAACTTCAGTCGGTGTGGATGCAAGCACATCATAAGGTGCAGAACCCAAAACAGAAGTTTCGCTAGTCGTCGTATCTTTTCCTTGAAAAGAATACGTACCAGTCACAATTTCACCAGAGGCAACAGACATGGAGAACGTTCCAACACGCATGCCCTTCTGGATGAAGTATTTACCAACATCATTGAAGCCAGTTTCAATCGTGAAGCTCTGACGAGTGATGTCTGCAAGATCACCCGGATTCCGCAAGTGGGAACCCTTGATCGTCACTGCAGCGCCACCGGCGTTTGCATCCGTTCCGACAGTCTCTTCAACAGTAAGAACGTCGTCAGAAACAGCAGTCAACGTGAACACACCATGCAAAGTGGTATCACCACCAGTAAGTGCAGTCGTGATAGTTGCGTTAGTTAGGTTTTCCGTAACCGTACCACCAGTGCCACGAAGGTTCGTGTAATCAAGAACACCAGCAGTGTTGTCAGCACAGAAACGTGGTGCACAACCGCTACCGATATTCAACATCATCGCATCAGCCAAGTTGTCAGCAGCTTCCGTCGCTGATGTCCCAACCGCGACAGCGATATTCCCAGCCGTAACCGTGTTGTCGTCATCAAATTCGAACGTGGTCGTTTCAACGCCATCGCTGAAGATAACAGTATCGCCATCAACACCGACGCCGGTGAAAGTGATAGCACCAGCTTCATAGCCCAGACCATCAACAAAGATCCGCTGTCCAACGACAAGTTGTTCCGCGAGGATCGCGGCAGCAAATGCGTTATTGCCATTAGAATCGATTTGATTAGCAACCGTACCGAAACGAATGTCAGTGTTTTTCAGGATGACAACATCGTTCGCGTCGATAACGCGACCAAGAGCATTGCCAGATTCGACAACTGCAGTCGCCGTTGTCATTGTGACCTGCGTAACACCGGAAACAAACGCAGCGGAAGCGATTTCCCAATAATCATTGTTGGCCAGTTCGATGAAACCTTCAGTCTTCAGCCGACGACCAGCAATAAAGTAGTCCGTGAAGTCACCACCAGAAATATCGAGACGAGAAGTCGTGCCCCATGAGACTGTCGTGCCTTCGAAGGCGTCGAAAGTCATTGGGCGTGTCCACGCACCGAGCACAAAGGCCTGAAGAAAATCGTCGTGAGATCCAGCCGAGAATTCGAAGTTGATGTCCCCACCAGAGGATGCACCGGTTTCGATGATCGAGGAAATCATGCGGTCGGCACGAATTTCATCAGAAATTGCCGTTTCCTTGGAGGCAACCAGCGAAGAAGATGTAATACGAATCTCACGTGTCAATCCACTAGCAGGTAGTGTCGACCACGTTGCTTCAGGAATCGCGCGAATACTAGTCCGGTTGGACTCAGCAGCGTTAATTGTTACCATGGTGTTATCCCCTGAGTTGTACTAAAAGGCGGACAACCAATGATATCAGGCGTCCAAAAACTTAATTCAAAGGTTAACTACCATGAATTAACGGTTTTTGTCAACTGTATTCGTGAATATTTTTATATTTGTTCATCATAGTTAAATTCAAGCTGTACATTCATGGTATAATACCCAGAAAGCACACCACGGGTCCGGATTTCTGCGTTGTAAAATGACGCTGATCCACCTCCTGTGACAGGCATAGTTATGTCTTGAAATATGTTCAAAACTTCATCACACATTTCTCCAACCAGCTTCGATCCGCTCTCTTCAGGAACCATGCAGGCAATATTGAGAACCCCCTGACTACGAAAACATTTGGTCAAACCAATATTAGATCGAAACCTCTCTCCATTAACGATCGTGAAATTCACCCACGGACCGTCCGTGGGTTGATCAAAACGCCTATTAGGATACGCTACAGGGATTGTGGGATAGGCAACACCCCAGTCACTGGCGAATTTGAATGTGACACTCTGTCGAAAACTTTCAATAGTCATGATTCTATCTTACTTGAAATTTGGCAAACGACGGCGTGCTGCCTGTGTCGCAATTTTTGATACACCGCCGGGGTTTCTTGGTGTCAGACCTACAGATGTTGGAGCCGAACCGTTATCTATCAAATCCCATTTCTGTCGGGGTATTGTGTTTGTGACTGCCATATTTTGAAGCTTGCTCAAACGTATGGTAGACAAGTCATTCAACGCGGCTGTTTGATTTATGGCTCTATTGCTTTCCGATCCTAAAGGCAGGCTGTTTGTATTTTCCGGTGGACCACCAAGCGCCCCTTTGAAAACTCCTGATGCTGACGTTCCGATAGACCATGTATAGTTTCGTACGGTTTCTCCCGTCCATACTGGTGTCCGCTTGAATAATTCCAAAGTCAAAACACGCGCGGCTTTCTCAACTTCACGCATGGCCTCTTGTTCTAGATTTTTTATTTCCTTTTTCAGAGCCGCGCTTAACGCGTCGATACCAACAATTTTTACTCCATCAGGCATTACGGAAGCCTTATAAATAACGTATGAAGTGAATCACCGGGTACGCGTTTAGATCTCATAATTTCCCACTTATCGCCGCCGATCATTAGGAAATCTTCAGAATTCGGAACGAAATTGGTGGGCAACGCGGACGCTGGCATCAATAGTTTCTGAGCGTTAACATCACCATCAATGAAGTCGTTTTCCGAATCACGGCGTCCGACGAGGACAGCAAGAATCCCAGAAGTTACAACTTCAGTCGTGCTGTTTGTATCAGTCACTGGGTCATACGAATTCACCGTGACTTGATGGTAATCCACGGATACACGTAAATCACCTGCGATATTGAACGCAGTTGTGACAAGCGAATCAATTAGATTATCCAGTGCCATCAGTAACTTTCACTTTCACATAATCACAAGCACGCTGAAGCAACTCATAATCAGCGTTGAATTTCAAAATTCCTTCTTGACATGATCGACACAACAAACCCGCGCCGAAAGCTGTCAACTGTTTGCTCGGTTGATCACACAGAACGCAGCATCCTTCTTGTACAGCGAAAAATGCGTCGTACTGTTCTTTTGAAATCTGATTTCTAGCTTTGATGTTTGACCGCTTAGCCGACATCTTTGCCTTGTCAGGATTCTCTTTTCGCCACTTTGCTGTTCGCTCGGAAGCTCTCTTCTTTTCTTCTTGACTTCGATTTGCGTTTGCTAGGCTAACACATTCTTTACACCGGCTGACTCGCCCATCCGGTCCCCTGTCCCGACGATGGCTGAAACAGTTTTCCGGCTTTACGTGTCCGCAACCAGTACAGCGGCGAGACATTACGCTCTCGTGATTCTTGAAAACTGCCTTCGACCATAGTTAAAACGACCAAGGCCATTAAGAGCCGCGTTGACGATATTCGGAATCCGTTGAGGTGCGACACCATTCATGTTACTCCCTTCTTGGAATTCAACTTCAATGACATCAACAACAATTTTCTTGATACCATCAGTCTCATTCAGGGCATTAAGATCAGTCCCGATCAGGACGCGAGACAATTCATAAACGGCTGTCTTTATCTCATCGGGGATTACATTCGAGCCGATTTGGTTCCCATCCCTGTCACATACACCAGTTCTAGGCCAACGCAGAGGAGAAGCGGCGACGGTCTTTGTGCCATTAAAATTGGCGTATACATCAAGAGTTCTCGTGGCAACCGCAAGTAGATTTTCTTTGTCAGTAGTTGACAGCGCATCCCACGTGGCAGATCGTGAATCTGGCTCAAAATAGCAATCAGCATCGGCTACATTTGAGTAGCTATTTGCACCTGCAACTAGCCCTGTGCCGTCTTCAACTGTGAAAACAAACGCCATTTTTCAGCCTTTTTAGGTCAAGGGGTATGTGGAAAACAGGTTAAATTAACCGTGCAGGCACCAAAAGTCAATAGATATTACTGTTCTTTTGAGAATGCGCGAACCCATTCAGCCGCTATTTTAGACCGAACAACGTCTTGATCACTGAATTCTATGATCTCTGCGGACATGTTATAGTCCAAAACCATGTCAACTACAGCATCCAGTCCACTATCTGGTATATCTACTTGATCTATATCACCACATATAATGACCTGAGAATACTTACCTATCCGTGTCAGGAACAGGCGCAAATCGCTGATATCGCAATTCTGCGCTTCATCCAAGATTATCACAGCATCCTTGATCGAGCGACCACGAAGATGCTCAAAACTCAAAAATGACAATTGTCCAGATTTCTGAAGTTTCTGGATTTCATTTGGAGAAGTTTCTTCTTTCATGGCATCCATCAAAGGGATCAGCCAAGGCAATAATTTCTCATCTAAATTACCGGGAAGAAAACCGAGCTGGTGTTTGGGTTTTGAAACCGTAGGACGAGCAATAACAAGGCGCTGTTTATTGCCATCCAGTACTTGGCGGATTGCGTGACGTGCTGCAATATAGGTTTTACCTGTTCCCGCACCACCAATCGCAAATACTTGATTACAATCTTCTAGCGCATCCATGTAATCAGCCTGAGCATCATTTAAAGGCTCAAGCGGATTGCGTGTCTTCCGTTTGTGTTTTGCCGCTTTTCGTTGGGCGCGCTTCTGCGCCTTGATGGATGCAGTCACCTATTTCCCCTATCTGGGGGATTGAACTTACATAGAACTTGTAATTGAATAAGTTATAACAGCCGTCGCAATACTCATAATGACGGTCAAAGCACTAGCTGCTATGGCACCGCGCGTCTTGAGCGCAACCATGTCATCATTTAAGTTTGAGAGCTTATCTTCTAAACTGACAATTCGGTTATTGTAACCTTTGGCTTCAATTTTTATCACGCGCTCACGTGTCTCTGCCATGTCTGTCTGAATTTTATCTACCTTGGCAGTTATATTCTCAAGGTATTTAATTTGAAGTGCTTGGTTATCGTGAAGCTGACTTTCGCTTGACATCTTGATGCTCGCTTGCTTGGACCGCGCGGGTCTGTTGTGATAATTCTCGCGCGGGCTCTTTAAGGAGCTTTGCGTATTCTTGTAGTTGCTCCTTCAGAGTATTGACACACTCAGAAGCAGAATTTAGCCGCTCCAACGCAGCCGTTGAATCCCGATCCATTACTGGTTGCCCTTAACTTTCTCGGGGTCCAGTTCAAATTCGAAATCAACTTTGATTTTTAGCTCTTGATCGGCTTCATCAGATTTAGCATCGTGCTTTTCATCTTCTTTGAAAGCAGGCTTTTCTTCTTTGGAAAAACGCCAGCCGTGATCGACGACAAGCTTTTTAGCTAATCGTGGCGAAACTTCAAACATTTCACCTTCAGGCGAGTAAGTTTCATGTCGTTTCATGGCGTCATCCTTAAATAATGCAGGCGTCAGGTCTTCGATCTTTGGTCAATGTATTGATAAGATGAAATCGTATGACCAGCGCCTTATTTCGGAGACTAGATTAACCACATAGTTTTGTCAAGCAAAAATTAACTATCATTAGTTGGTTTGACAACACGATATTTGTTAATATTTTTAGCTATTCTGTGCAATCCATCGGGCGAAAGTGTCTGCGGTTTAGGAAATCCCAGTGCCGCGCCAATGATTTCCGAACAAAACCAACGATTTTTTCCATGACGTGCCAAAGGTAATACGTGGGATAATAGTATTCCCAGATAATCGTATTTGAGCCCCTTACGCTGTTTGATAAAATCAATGGACCCCGCTTTGGCCCACGGGATGTCTACAACTTCCCAATTACCGCTATCTAGGTCGATAAACTTTCCGCGAACGCCACCATCAACTTCACTGGATGACCAGCAAGAGCCGTTTTCATCAACCATTTCGACGTGAGAGTATGGGCTTCGGGTTCCTTTTCGGATAGCCCAATCAACGAATGATCCTCGCCCGACATAGAACGCAAGTTTATATTTTGACGACATCTTCCCCTCAGTTAACCTGCTTGTGCGGCAAGAAAATCGGCAATCATCTGATCGCCTTCAGCCTTGATATTCTCCAATTGTTGGGGGATGTCTTCGAGATTTGAGGAATCGATTATATCATATGAACGGGTTACTAATCCATCTATTTGTGCATTGGCAATGCTGAATGCAAGAGCTTTGGCTAACTGTAAGTCCACTAATTCAGAAACAGTTTCACCGCGATTTCGTGCATCAACTTCGGCTTGGAGAACTGCTAAGTCTTCTGCCGTCACTGTGCTATTGGCATAACGGGCAGCGCGTTCTGCCTTAGACGCCCAACCGGCAACTTCTATCGGGCTAGGATTCCCAGCAAGGTCCTCTCCGATCGTGACTGGGAAAC